GGTCAGGATAGCAAGGTCTATGAAAGCGACAGTTAACTACACCACCAGCTTTGCGTTCCACTACCAGCAGCATGGTCTAGAGATACCTGACTACGCGAAAGTCATTGCCAATCTTGGTGACGGATTCAAAACATACAACCACAAAGAAGTACAACTATGAACGTAGAGATATACACCCTTGCTTGGCCTAATACCCATCCTGACATGATTAAGGCCCACAGCGATGTGTGCAAGCATCTGGGTGTAGATGTTAACTACACAATCCAGCGACTACCCCACGGTGTGTGGATGAATGAACTCCTGATAAGCAGCAAGGCTGATGTTGTCGGCTTTTTGGACATTGACTGTGTGCCCACCAACAAAGAAGTTGTGGAGAACGCTGTCAAACATTGTGTAGACACCAAGTCCTTTGTCGGCATAGCACAGGCCAGCAATCACATCCCCCCGAAGTCCCACATCTTTGCGGCCCCTGCCTTCTTCTTCATCTGGCGGGACACTTGGCTACAGTTGGGCAACCCTACCTTCTCAGAAGTACCTGACTTAGCTGACGTAGCAGAGAACGTGTCCTACGCCGCTGAGATGGCAGATATTCGCTACAAGACCCTATTCCCCACCCACTACACCAAAGAGTCCACTGACGGGCGGTGGAACCTCCACACGTATGGTGTCTACGGTATCGGCACAGTCTTTGAAGAGGGCGTGTACCACCTGTATCAGGGCAGGCTCAGGAATAACGTGGAATTGTTTAAACAAGAATGCCAAGCAATCATGGATGGCACATTCAACACTGACAACAAAAAGCCCTGCCGATGAAGTTCGACCTCAAGAAGTTCTACAAGTTTTGTAGCGAACTCAAGATTGAGACTAAGGAAGAAGGCCTCAAGAAGATGGGAACTCTTCTGGGGACGCAAACCTACGTCATGGAGGAAATCCAGAAAGGTCTAGATGAGGACGTCCACTTCTTTGTCATCCTGAAAGGCCGACAGCTTGGCATCACCACCGTGTCTCTGGCCTTAGACCTGTACTGGCAGTTCACTCACCCCGGCTGGCAGGGCACTCTTGTCTCTGACACAGAAGAGAACCGGGATATGTTCCGCTCAACACTGGGCATGTACATAGAAGGCCTACCCAAAGAATACAAGATACCTTTGGTGGCCCATAACCGCAACCAGATGGTATTGAAGAACCGCAGTCGTATCTTCTACCAAATTGCTGGCAACAAGTCTCGCTTGGGTCAGGGCAAGGCCATCACATATCTACACGCCACGGAGACAGCCTCTTGGGGCAACGAGGAGGGTCTTGCGTCGTTGATTGCTTCTCTAGCAGAGAAGAATCCTGAGCGCCTATACCTATTTGAAAGCACGGCCCAAGGCTTCAACATGTTTCACGATATGTACAAGACCGCCAAGAGCGCACGTACACAGCGGGCCATCTTCTGCGGCTGGTGGCGTAACGAGTACTACACCGTTGACCCTGAGAGCAACATCTACAAGGTCTACTGGGACGGCAAACTCAGCGGTGAAGAGAAGGAATGGGTCAAAGACATTAAGAAAATGTACGGGGTTGAAATCAATTCCCGGCAAATGGCTTGGTGGCGGTGGAAGATGCACGAAGGCATCAAAGACGAAACACTGATGTATCAGGAGTTTCCACCCACTGAAGACTACGCTTTTGTGATGACAGGCTCCAGTTTCTTCTCCAACAGTAGGTGTACAGATGCCGCCAAACTCGCCAAGAAAGAAAGTCCAGACTATTTCCGTTATGTGTTTGGACAACTCTTCCAAGACACAGAAGTCCTCCCGTCAACAGAACGCCTTGGAACACTCAAGGTATGGCAAGAGCCAATCGACACAGCGTATTACGTCATTGGTGCTGACCCGGCATACGGAAGCTCTGACTGGGCTGACAGATTCTGCATCCAAGTGTTTCGTTGTTATGCGGATGGTCTTGACCAAGTAGCTGAGTTCGCCACCAACGAGATGAACACCTACCAGTTCGCGTGGGTCATCGCCCACCTTGCTGGCGCCTACAAGAACTCCACCCTAAACCTTGAAGTCAACGGCCCCGGTCAGGCAGTCATCAACGAGATACGCAACCTGAAACGCCTTGCAGTCTCCGCAGGCGGGGCGCTAGGCCACGGCCTCATGGACGTACTGGGCAGCATGACAAACTACATCTGGCGCAGGAACGACACGCTAGGCGGCTTGTCCAATAGCATTGGCTACCTCACCACCTCCAACTCCAAAGAGCGCATGTTGCAGTACATGAAAGACTACTTTGAGCGGGAGATGATGAAGATTAAGAGTATGGACACCTTGGAAGAGATGAAGACTATCGTGCGAGAGGACGGATTCTTGGGCGCACCCGGCAGAGCCAAAGATGACCGGGTTATCGCTTGTGCCCTTGCTGCCGTTGCTTACGCAGAACAAGTCCAGCCGCGCCTTATCATGCAGAAAATCACCCGCGAGATTAGCCAAGCACAAGAAGATTTCACCCCTGAACAGGTTGCTGTCGGGCGTAACGTGTCTGACTACCTCAAAAAGATTGGGATGTTTGGCGCATGAAACCCCTTTCCAAACAAGAGTTGCTCCTGCACATGAAGAGATTTATTGCAGACAAAGAACGTGGGATTAGCATCCCCCTGTTTTGCGAACTTGCAGGGATTTCTAAGGCCCATTTCCTAGATGTATTCGATAAACGCTTGCATCCGCTGTCCGAAACCATGCAAATACGGGTCAACAAGGCCTACATGCAGTGGAAAGCGGGGCGGGTAAAGGTAATGAAACGTAACGACAACACCCGGTATGTGGACTACAGACGGGAGCCTAAACCCCCAATAATGCAGGGAATGGGGCTAAAAGTTACGTCAGAAGGCATCAAACTGCGTGTTGGCATGGTCAACCGACACGATTACAGTGAATCTGACCTAGATGAAGCACTAAGAGGGTAACTATGGCTATTTTGAGAGACTATTGCTGCGAAAACCACGGAATGTTTGAGTCATGGGAGCCTGAATGCCCCATGAAGTTCTGCAAAGGCACAATTTCGATTGTTCACCTCAAACCAGTGAGCATGAAGTCCGACAAGACCAAGGCAGCGGACACCAGAGTCAAAAATCTGGCCCTAGACTTTGGAATGACGGACGTTAAGTCCACCAAAGAGGGTGAACACCAGTCCGGATACCTCAAACGCAACAATAAGCTGTCTGACAAGCAGTTCGATGAGGCAACCAAGGCTATGGAAGAGCAAAACAAGAAAGCTCGACCCGGTGACGCCGCTATCTGGGGTGGCGGAGGTAATATCAGCATGAAATCCGTCATAGGTGGACAATTTAAGTCTGTTAACGGAGAATCTGTCGGCATCAACCCGAAAGAAGCAGGCAACTTGTCAGGCCCACGGGCGGCAAGCTACATGTCTGACCCGGACAATTTACAAGTGAGTAAGTAATGCGAATCCCATCCGACCCCGTAGACCGCGAAATCTTCTACTTGGACTTAATCCAGAAGTGTTTGGTTTCCCGTGAAGAACGTAAAGCCGATTACGCTTCCCTACGGAGTTGGTATTTGTTCGGGAATGGCACGGACGAACCCCCTGCCATCTTCAACAAAATATTTCCTCACATTGACCAACTGACCTCATTCCTCTACTCAGCGGAAACCACCCGGTTCTCCATCAACACCGGGGCCGCTGTCCCAGATTCTGAGCAGGTCAAGGTTCCAAGCCTGACCCGCGCCCTCAACGATGAGTGGCTAAATAGCAACGCTGACCAAGTGTTCTCCTCTGCCGTTACGTGGTCACTGGCCTACAACACGGCATTTGTGAAGATTGTGATGAACAACGGTATCCACCCCTACATGGTGGAGCCTGCTTGTATAGGTGTCTTGCGTGAAGACACACCGTACTCTGACAGACAGGAAGCATTTGTCCAGACCTACTACATCACAAAGTCAGAGTTGTACTCTCGCTTGTACAGCCACAAGAACAGAAAGAAGATTGTTGAGCGCGTAACGTCCATGCAGCATGAGCGCACAGAGGTTGCCAACGGCGTTGAGCGCATCCTCTTGTCGCAGTCAAACCCAACCATGTACGGTAACGTCAACTTGGATTTGTCGGGCATGAACCGCTACAAGGCAACTGTCTCAGAAGAGACAATCGAGATGACAGAGCTATGGGTGTGGAACGATGACACACAAGACTATCAAGTTGTTACCAAAGCAGACCCTGACGTCATCATTTACGACCGTCCGGGTGAACAAGTATTCCTTAAAGGCGAACTGCCATTTGTGCAAGTCTGCCCGAATCCGCTGTACGACTACTACTGGGGCGGTTCGGAAGTTCAGCGGATGGTGTACCTGCAACAACTGCGTAATCGCAGGATGACAGAGATTCTTGACCTGCTCTCTAAGCAAGTCTCTCCACCTACAGCCTTGATTGGCTTTACTGGCATCTTGGATGAGAAGAACTTTGCTCTCAACCGCGCTGGTGGTTTGTTGGCAACTGACATGCCTAATGCCAAGGTAGAGAAGTTAGCGCCCACTATCCCGCCTGACTTATTCAAAGAGATTGACAAGATTGA